CAGCGACGGCATCGACCCCGATACCCTGATTGTAACCTACAACAGCGGCAATCAACAGGTCAGCGGCGGCTCTAATCAAATTACTGGATTTAAATTTTTAGCCGATCAGGTTCTGTACATTGTAAACGAACCTGGTCTCAACGTCATTGTAAGTGCCGCCACCAGTGCCAGCACCGACGATTACAGCGCCATAGCATCAATTCAACAGGGTGTATATTATCTCGCAGGTTGTTTTGTTAGTGTGCCTACGGCGTCTGCAGTAGTGGAAAAATATGTAACCGATCCCACTACAATTTCAGCCAAGGTCGGTATTAAATACACCGAACAAATCATCACTGAAAGTGAAGACAATACACTGACCGACAACGCAGCCGGCAGTCTTAACTATGCCGCTCCGGGCGCACATCGCTACAAAATCGCCACTGAGTTTGTAACTCTGCCCTTGGATGACAGTCCCGAAGGATTTGTCGAACTGATTCGCATACTCGATGGCGTAGTATTAAAACTACAGAATCGCGCATTGTATAATATTTTAGAAGACACCTTGGCGCGGCGTACCTATGATGAAAGCGGCAACTATGTTGTCAACGATTTTAAATTTGATGTTCGAGAAGCTCGTAAAAACGATCGTGGCACATGGAAGGCCAGTGCCTACTATGCTGTCGGAGACTATGTAGAGGCCAGCACCGCAGGTCGTTACTATGAATGTATTCGCAGCGGCACCAGCGGCGGCACCGAACCCGGAGCCTTTGCTAGTTTTGATGAATCGTCTAGTGTGACCGACGGTGCCGGCACTGGTCCGATCTGGAGATTCAACACCAATCCAGTAAGCAATCGAGGTCTTTATGATTCTGGTTCCACCAACAGCAACATTGCAGCACAGGCCAGCAGCAGCAACCTGGTGTTGACCTTTGGACCCGGCAAAGCCTATGTAAAGGGCTATGAAATCGACACCAATGTCAATAGTTTTGTTACCTTGCCCAAGGCTCGCACCACGGCCAGCAGCAACAACGTAACTCTGCAGACTCCCGAAGGCAACTATGTCTATGTTGATCGTAATCGAACCTATGGACTGCCCAATACACGTTTAGGCAGTCAGGTATTTTTCTTTGACCGCCCTATCGTAGAACCCTCGGCTCAAATTAAATTTGGTGCAGGTCGTCGCACTGGTCAGGGTCGTATCAAGTTCATGGACTACGATGCCAGCGGCGGCTTAAAACTTGGGTTGTTCGATGTTCGCATGGATCCAGGTCGAGTTTTTGATCGTGATGTGGACAGCATTGTACAATCTGACACTACGGTCTCCATTGTCTCCAGAGCCTTCAATCTCGGCGGCGGTGGACGGATCTTCGGCGGTGTGCAGGGCACTTCGGTGCTGGCCCAACTCAGCGGCGGCGTAAATTACAGCGGCGGCGCTACTGCCGCCGTTACCCTTCCAGCCGGCACATTGATTACTGTGAGCAGCGGTGCATTGTCGGCCAACGCAGATTTTCGTGAATTGCGTGCGGGCGATGTTATAACATTTGGTACTACTGCCAATACCGCAAGATACACAGTACAGACCATCAGTAGCCCAACTCTCATGACAGTAGTTGGCAGCAGTATAGTGTCTATGATTGCTACTGCCACGTCATATTATGTTGTGGCGCCGGCTCAGGTAGTTACTGGTCTGGGGCCGAGCTTTGGTACCATGGCTACTAAATTTTTATCGGAACTTCGCATCGGCGACGTGCTGCGTCTCGGCACAGTTACTGGTACGGTTACTGCGGTCATCAGCGATACTCGCGTATTGGTCAGCAGCTTTAACATCACCGCGTCGCTGTACAGCGGTACAGCGAACAGCATTGTACTTGGCGCCGGCGCAATCCAACCTGAAATTTTATATTCGGGCCAGGCTGCGCAGTTTGCCACCGAAGTATATTCAAACTATGCCTTGGGTATCAATGGTAAACGTCTTACTGGATTGTTTACCATTACTGATTTTACCAGCAACGGCACAACCATTCCAGCACACAGCGCCATCAGACTCACTGGTACTGCGGATGCCAAACTGAGCGTCGAAGCTCGCCCCGGAGATTTGATCAGCATCAACGATCAGCGCATGATCTTAACCTATATTAGCAGCAACAACGTTGGATTTGCGATTCGTCCGGACAGCACCACCGTGGGCAGCACAACTCTGTCCTATCCAATTATTCGCATCAACAACAGCATCATTGATCCCGACAACGAAAGCCTGGTGTATCGTGTGGCGGAAAGTCTGCAGAGCATGCGCAACAACGTCTATCAGGTCTACAATACTCAGTTGTTCCAGGCAGCCAGCGCCACAAGCTCATTTACCTTCACTCTAGCGGCCGGCACTACTGGCAATAATCAGGATACTCTGGCCACCAACGATGTTAATTATTTCTTGTTGGCTCGTCGCACCGTTTCGTTGAACACTGCTAATTTAATTCGTGTACTCAGCGTATCTCAGGCCGTTGGTGGCATAGTTACTGTGAACCTCGCTGAAAATTTAATCGCTGGTGCGGACTATACCCTGCTGTATCCAGTGCAGCGCAGTGCTACCGACACCAATGCTGCCATCACCGGCGGCCGCCGCACCAAAACTCTGGTGGTAGATGCCAACACAACCTTCTTAACCAGTTCAACCGCACAGCGATCTACGCTTACACTCAACAACACCGACGTATATCGAATCAATAAAGTGTTGATGCTCAGCAGTTTTCAAGCGTCTTGGCCCGCAACCTATACTGCGGCCGATGTGCAGGACATCACTGAAAACTATGATTTTGACAATGGTCAGCGGCCCGTATTCTATGACTACGGTACACTGAAATTAAAATCTGGTCGTCCAGTACCTTCGGGCAGTGTGCGAGTCTTCTATGATTATTTCAGTCACACTGCCGGCGATTATTTTGCCTACAATAGCTATGACAATGATTACATTCCCTATGAAACCGCACCGACCTTCAACGGCATCAATCTGAAAGACTGCATAGATTTCCGGGCCAGCATAGATTCCGGAGATTTCGAAGCTCCGAGATTCGGTACCGGGTTCTTGTCCAACATTACCTATTTTCTGGGTCGCAAAGACAAGGTCCTGTTGGATCAAAACGGAACATTCTACACCATTGCGTCAGCCGCGGCGTTGAATCCTGCTACTCCGGAATACAGCAACGAAAACTGCGTACAACTCTACGATCTCACTCTCGAGCCCTATACACGTGTTGCGGGCTGGCCAAGCATCGGCACCAAGAAGATTGACAATCGTCGTTATACCATGAAGGATATCGGCGGCATCGATAAGCGATTGGAAAATCTTGAACTCACCACTGCCTTGAGTTTGTTGGAAAGCAGTGCCAGCAGCCTGCAGATACGCGACAACAACGATCCAACTCTGGAACGCTATAAAACCGGTTTCTTTGTGGATACCTTTGGTGATATCATCAACTCAGATGAAGAAAGTGGCTCAACCTTCAGCATAGACTTCCAAAATCAAGTTTTATACCCACATATTGAAGATGGCGGATTTATTTTGCGTGAAAAAATTCCTGCGGTAACACCAACATCAACCGCCGGTGAGATTGCTGCTATCGACGGATCTCGTACTGCGGCCGGTAGTAGTTATCGTGTTACTGGTGATTTATTAACCTTAGATTACAGCACCACACCCGTGGTGCAACAATCCATAGCAACTACGTCGTTGTCGGTGACGCCGTTCTTAAAATTATTATTCCAGCAAAGCATTGATATCAACCCAGACAGCGACATCTACACCAACAACGTTACAATCAACAACATTGTTAGTGAAAATATTTCAGTTACACGAGAACAGGCTGTCGCGTCACTTAGAAGTAGTCAAAGCCGTCGTCAACGCCGTCGTCCATATCAGCTTGTGGAAACTGTTGTTAATACTTTGTTAAAGAGCGAAACAGTCAGTGAATTGATTCCGTTTTGCCGAGCACAGACCATTGTATTTAAAATGAAGGGCATGAAGCCTCGGGCTGAACATTACGTATTCTTTGATGATTTTGATGTTGGTGATTACTGCCAGGGTGCGATAAAAATGACCTTTAGCTCTCTGGAAACTCTCGACGTATCAACCAGTCGACCCAGCGCAGGTACTGCGGGCGAATGGGGTGGTTATGCGCGCTGGCGCAGTGGCGCAGAAAGTTATACTGTAAATGAGGCTCGTCGCACACATTACCCCAAGGATTATGACGATCGCATGCCCAGCACCAGTTTCCGAGATCAGAACCGCAAGGCCCTGAGTCGCGGTGCAGTGGTGTTGATGTATGAAACGGTGAATGGTGTAATAACCGAAGTAGGCAGCGGCGTCATTGTACACCAAGAAGGCACTACTGCCTACATAGTCAATGGTCGCGGTAAACTCAGTGCTAAATTTATTCGAGCCAATGACAACGCTAACGGCGGCGCAGGTTATAACTACAGCGGTGCGACCTTCCGAGTAGGTGTGAGCACCGACAATCTGCGCACATTAAGCAATCCTACTGCCATTACATCAGCCAATGTCTGCACCGACAGCGTGGGCGGTACATTCTTCAGCGATGACAAAGGCAACCTAGTTATCTTGATGGATTTGCCGGATCAGGATGGTGCGAGATTTATTACGGGACGTAAACCCATAGTGATTGTGGATGATGACACCAATACTCCGGACAACTGGGATAGTCGCGCCAGCGGAACCTATACAGTGGAAGGATTTACTGTTACCACAACCAATAGTTTTCATTCTACTAGATCTTTCCGCGCCGTACCCTATGATCCGATTGCACAGAGCTTTAAGTTACCGGACAATTTCACCAGCGGTGCATTTATCACCGACATTGACATTTTCTTTGCCCAAAAACCCGAAGCTGAACGTGCGCCTATACGTCTAGAAATTCGTCCCTGCGATTTAACGGGTCGCCCTAGCGGATCCGACATTGTACCAGGATCGGTGGTGACCAAATATCCCGATGAGATTACTGTAGACACTACGGCTCGCATACCCACTAAGTTTACTTTTGAAATCCCAGTATACCTGTTGCCAGATCAGTACTATGCTTTCTGTTTAAAATCCGACAGTGTGTATTACAAAGTTTGGATTGCCACATTGGGTGGATTTGACATCAACGATCCCAACAAAATGCACAACTTCCAGACTCTGTTTGGTAGCCTGTTTAAATCACAGGATGGAGCGGTATGGACTGAAGATCAATTCAGCGATATTAAGTTTACTTTGAACCGCGCAGTATTCAATACCGGTACTCCAGGTGTGGCCTATGTTGTTAATGAACCACTACCGGGCCAGGGTACTGCCACCGACCCATTTGTATTTACTCACAGCAGCACCCTGGTGCGAGTTACTCACCCAAATCACGGACTGCGCAACGGAGATTTTGTGCGGTTCAGCAGCGAGTACTGGAAGGCTCAGTACGAAAATGCCATTTCATTAAACACTACTGCGACCTTCCCTGGCGTGGGCGTAGAGGTATCCACCATCTTCGGCAACACCGTGGTAAAAGATCAGGTCTATTACGATGATACTGTGGCGAGATTCCAGGTCAGCGAAGTAACTTTGAACACCTATGTAATCAACATGGACACCACCGTAGCCGATCTCGGCGTAGGCAGCGTGGCCATACCTCCGCAGCGAGCCAGCGGCGGCAGCGACATTACTGCCTATGGTAACCTGCAGTATCATGTAGCCGTACCGGGTGCCAAGGTCATGAACTTCCAGGAAACATCGTTGTCGTTTGATGTGGATACTGTGAAGGGTATTACCTATGACGTGGATCAAAGCAGCACCGACTACAGCGTGAAAAACGATGGAGTGAACATCAATACTTCTAGACGTTTTGACGAGCCCAAGGTTATTTTAAGCCCAATCAACGAATCGCTGAAGCATCCGGCATCGCGTAGCTACACCAACGGCGAAACCTGGCAACACAGTTTTGTGGGTAAATTTACCTTGAACAGTACGTCGGATCAGGTAAGCCCGGTGATTGATCTAAGTACTTTATATGTGCGCACCATCACTCACAACATCAATAATCCAACAGTATCGTCTAGACTGTACAACAACGGCAGCGTTCTTCCGGCAATGAATTCCAGTTCAGCTCCGGTGCTGTTGAAGCAGGTAATTACTGCGGACAATACTGGTTTGATATTCGATGCCGGCACCACCAGCATCACTGGTTCTGCGGGCACATTTAGCGCAGTGGTTCCCGGCAGTTATATTGTTACTACGGGCAATGTGGACAATGGATATAACATGAACAGCAGCACCGGCTATTTGGTTACTGGTGTGAGTGCCGACGGCGCCACAGCATTCCTCAGCGGCAATGTCATCAACGTTGGCACAGGCTTTAATGTTACAGTAATTCAGCTCAGCAATTTTGTGGATGAAATTGGTACGACTTTTGGATCAACGCAGAACAAATACTGCAGCAAGAAAATCAATCTCACCAACCCAGCCAGCCAGTTGAAGTTGATTTTCCAAGGGTCCATACCGCAGGAAGCTGACTTCGATGTTTACTATAAAACCGGACCGGCCATAGCAGACTTTAATCTGCGTCCCTGGACAAAATTCCAACCCTTACCGGTGATCAATAAAACTACTAAACGTGATGACTTTACCGAGTTTACCATCAACATTACGGACTTTGATAGTTCGGGTAATCCTCGAGATCTTCCGACGTTTACAGCGTTCCAGATCAAGCTTGTGATGCGCAGCACCAATGGTGCCAAGGTTACGCAGTTTAAGAATCTCCGAGTAATTGCTCATGCGTAATTTAATACGGGTCGAGGATCACGAACATCTGCGTCGAGATCCTCGCACCCGCGCCATTGTAGATGTCAACGACGATGCCTATAACAGCTACATGGAGTCTAAACACCGTCGCCAGCAGCAACAACAGAGAATGGATGATCTAGAAAATAAGATAAATAACTTCGAGACCGATCTATCGGAAATAAAGCATCTGTTGCAACAACTGCTGGGACAACCACATGGCCATAACAATTAATTTAAGCGTTGATCAGGGCGCGGATTTCGAAGCCACCATAAAACTCTATAGCAGCAACACCGAAGCACTGAATTTGACTGGGTATGGATTCAGTGGTCAAATACGCCGAAGCTATGAATCTCAAAGTACATCGGCAGCCTTTACCATTACATCGGCCAATCCCAGCGGCGGCGAATTGACGCTGAGCCTGACCGACACTGCTACCGCGTCGTTGCGCGCCGGGAGGTATGTGTATGACATCATAATTACCGACACTTCTACGGGCGTGAAAACTCGAGCAGCCGAAGGTATTGTGAGTGTCATGCCCGGCGTAACAAGGTAGTACTGTGACAATTCGTAAAATAACCAATGTCACCACCGGCCTGGTAACCCTGGCCGATCTTCGCACGCCTACAACCTTTGTGCAGCGTGTCACTGTATCGCAGAATCGCATTACGGCAGCCGAAGTAACCGAAACCAACATCATCAAGGCCACTGCGGTTACCGCTCGGCCAGTGACCGGCATAAGTTTCATCGATCGTTATCTCAACAACTATCGCGATGTAGCGACATTGTTGGATCTGCTGGGCATCACCACAGTAAAACAATTAGTAGACGGTACGGCGCTGCTGGACACCGCTACTTTGTTACTTCAGTATGCTCCGCAGAGAAATTTTGTCGACACCGTAGCTGCCATCGACGACTTAATTTCCTTGATACTGCTGGCCAATCGTTCGCCAGCAGACCAGGTTGTCATTGGTCAAGAACTGCAGCTGTTCTTCGACAAGTATCAACTCGATGTAGTGAATCCACTGGATCGACAGCGGTTCGATATTGCGGCATTTAAGTCACACAGCATTGACTCGGCGGATCAGACTCAATTCTTGATTGCGCGCAGTTCGCAGGATCAAACCCAGGTTGACGATCGGCTGGAGTTTGCCAACATTCGCAGTCTGTTCGATGGTGCAGTAACCGATGCCAAGCTGGCCTGGTTGGCCAATCTCGATAAACGGCACAGCGTCACGCTGGATTCAGTTAAAACTTTTAGCATTGTTAAACTGTCGCAGGATTTAACTGCGGCCGACGATCAACGTGCGCTGTTGCTGCAACGACCGCTGCTGGACAATAATACTGTCACAGATTTGCCGTCGTTGCAACCCGAGCCCAGAAAATTCGAACTCATCACCGTCACTGACAATCGACTGGGCTTCTTCATCGGCAAGGGCATCAGCGACGATCAAGGACTGACCGATTTGTTCCGAGCCTTCGACGGTCTGACCTACACCATGACCTATGCATTGTTCGATGCCTTTGGTGTCACCGAACAATTTGCCAGATCCTGGACGGCATTTAACTACACCGACGATATTGCCGGCATTGTGGATTCAGTGATACCACAGATCGGCAGAACACACCGCGATGATTTCATCGTCATAGATCAAAGTCTCCGCGGCACAAACAAAACACTGGCTGATTATGTAGAAAACACCGACAACAGACTGTTTGCGGTGGTGACTGGTCGACGAGATGAAACCGCACTCCAGGATGCTGCACAACAGTTTATCGATAAGTCTTCTGCGGATTCTGCGCTGCTGCTGGATGCAAACTTCAAGAACCTTGAAAAATTTCGCAACAATGCGGTGCAATCATTGTCAGCCATGGCCAAACTTTTGGGCCGTGTTGATG